CTATTAAAAGGTCACTCATCCCTATATTTAGGGATTTTGTCTTATCCATTTAAACTTTAAGTCTTGTCCATCCACATACTCACTATGGAATACAAGTCCTAGTTTTTCTGCCATCGGAGTCCACTTTCGTCTCACAAGTCTAGAATATATTTTTTTAACCTTTGGACCAAAAGGACCGGTCATGTTTATTCCGATTACAAAGTCATGACACTCAGTAGTGATGATGTAATCACAGCATATGTCAAAAAGAGTCTCGTATAGTTTGTGAAAATTATTCAATCCACTCAAAAAGTCAGATTTTTCGTTGATTTCAAACGCCATCTCGTTTGAGTTTGTTTTGTTTTGAGTGGAAATGTATACTGATACAAGATCCGTTTGATTAACTTTAAACTCGTATATGAACCCGTTTTTAGGATCCGGTTTTCTTTCCCAGATATACTTGTTTTTCATTTTCAATTCCCTCCATAATTATACCGATCAGAGTTCCGGGGCAAGGTGGGATATCTTTGAGAATATCTTCTTTCAATTCAAATGAAATACTTTCCTCACTATAGTCACAATCTCGTATGAAATGTATTTCACCATATTCAGAGAGCATGATCAGGACACCCTCACCTAATGTTTGGTTTTCTATTTTGTATAGTCCGGGTTCAATTGATTCATCTAAAATTACATTTATTGTGGCAAACCCCACCGCCGCCGCTAGTCCATTTCCGGATACGACAGTCCCATTACAAATCATTCACGCCATCTCCGGTCGTAATATGTCAACGAGAAACACAACTCTATCACTATCGGTGCGATTCCATGCGGAGTGTTCCACTGTATCGTCAAAAATAAAGCACTCTCCCTCTACCCAGTTTCTCTTCTCGCCGTTCACCTCAAGAAAACAATCACCGGTGGGAACTTCTATACCCATGTGACACCTTAAGACCTCATCAGTATAACCAACATGAGGAAGTATTTCTGTTCCGGGTCTCAGAACAGAAAAACCAGCAGTGGTTATGTTTTCAATTCCCTTTAAAGCGTCATATGTTTTAGGACAAACCAGTCTTGACTCATCTATCCATTCACCCTGAAAAAGAAATCCAAACACACTCCACTTGTTCCCTGTGTATAGTGAGTGTTCTTTCCACTCTATTAAAAACTCTTCGCTTAAATTTAGATACTCTTGTCTTATGGTAGAGAAATTATTCTCTAATGTTTCGGTTAATTTACTGAAATCTGATTTATCATAAAAATTCATCACTGTCCTCCTAAGAACTTCTTCCAGTCAATGGCGTTGCGGATCTTATTGTGTCGGTAGGTGATTTCCTTGACAGTTGCATCAAGGTATGAGCATAGTTCTTTGTAATAACAGACCTGCTCCTGTAGGGCGATCAAATCTTCATCGCCTTCCATGTAAATTGCAATATCTTGCTTGAGGATTTTTAGATCAAATGGTTCCCACCCTAGTTTAGCAAGAACTTCTTCATCCATTTTTCCTGTGTAATATTCCCACTTTGCACGGCGTAACCTCTTGAACTCGTTCTCTTTTTTCTCTAGAATGAGTTTCGCGTCCAAGTAGAGGTTCAAATATTTATTATGCAGTTGCGGTAGTTTTAACGACTCATGGTCGAGTTGGGTCTCATCGATGTCACAGTCCTGTAAGACCATTTGCTTTATTTTATTGAGATTCATAATGTAGTCCTAATACTTCTTCCCTTTTCCCTCGTTGACACTCAGAGTCTACACGGGTTTTAAGTCAAGTCAAGAAGAAATGGGAGAAATTCAGATTTTTCTGATTTCGTAGAAATCATAAGCAAACCGAACAGTTGCCGTCCAAGGTGTGAGTTCGGTGACGGTGCTATCGAATTCAAATCCAGAGATAGAAATTGGGAACATGTTTCGGAAGGTTACTTCAACATTTGGTTGCATCGCACTGTTGGTGATCATTAGAGTTCCCTCACAAAAGTGATCTTTTGTATTATCTAAGATATCTAAATGATCATCCACAACACTGGATCTTCTAATCCAGTTTGATATTTCTAACCAATTGGTCATGTCCTCATCAACGAGAAAAGAAAGTTCAACATCTTCAAATCGCACCTTATTGGCAGGGTGACGGATTGTCGTGAATCTATTGTTTTGTTCTAGGGCGGAGTCGTAACCAAAACTTGGCAAGTTTACTTTGGTGATAAAATACTCTAGTTTTGGTAAAGCACTTAAAACAAATTTAAAATATGTTGGATAGATGTAGTTTTGGTTGTTTGGTTGACGATCTAGGATTGATTCTTTGGCGAGAGACTCCCTGCCTGCCGTCATACCATGAAGAAAACCACCGCTACCAAAAGGATTTTTTCTGTCTGTTGGCATACAAGTATGTATAAAAAAACAGGGAGAGGTTTTACCCTCTCCCTGCCTTAAATCATTTAGTTGTCAATTACGCTCGGGACGAAACCGCACCGTGGATCTTGTCAACTCGGAAGATTCTGTAATACTGGTTCTGACGAACAGCAGCGTTAACAGAAGGATCTGCCTGACCGACGAAGGGGTTGTTGACCATGCCGTAGCGAGTCTTGAACCCGATCTTGGGTTGGAAGGTGTTTTCACCGACCACACGCACCATCTGTAGTGGGACGTATGGGCAGTAGAACATACCAGCGTCATATGGCGAAGTACCACGGTAACCAAGGCAGCAGTAATCCTTACCACTTTCGGAGTATGGATCGATGTAAACCTTGATGTTGCCGTTGAGAGTACCAACGAAGGTGTTGGCGGTATCATCAGCATAACCGGGAACCTGTGGAGTTGGGGTTAGGTTAAGGAACCCACTCATTGCAAGAGCGGAAGCGACATCGGAGGTAGTGATAAGAATGTTACCCTTACCGCGACGAGTTTCCTTAGCAATGACGTTTGCCTCACGCTCAATCTGATAGACGAGACCACGGAAGCGTTCCGCAGACCAACGACCATCGGAGTCGAGTTCGAGATCATAAACACCACCAAGACCGGCGACAGTCGCCGAGACACCGGCGGACTCACCACCGAGGTTGGACTGACCCTTATAGAAGAGGTCACCCTGCTGGGCACCTAGTTTAGCACCCTGATAGATGGTACGGACGACTTCGCGGTTAATTTCAGCAAGGATTTCCGTGCTGAGAATGTTTGCGAGTTCAGTTTCGGCATCAAGACCGTGAACTGCCTTAAGGTCTTGGGCGAGTTCAGTGGTGTACTCTGCCTTGAGGGCGCGAGTCTTCGCAACAACCGACTGACGGTCGATGACGAATGCCATCTCGTTGAAGTGGTTGGTTGAAGAATCACCAAGTGCTTCAGCACGCGAGGTGGACATACCACTACCAGAGGTGAATCCGAATCCCTGTGCAGGAACTGGAGTACCGGGACCAGTAAGTAGTGGGTCCATAGTGCCTTCAGCAAGGTTGCCACTCTCAGCAGCACTGGCGTTAGCACCAGTACCACCAAAGCGAGTTCGTGCCTCGTTAAAGAGTGCTTCGTCGCCGCTTTGTGATGCATACTTCGCCTTCATAGCGAAGATGAGTCCGGTGGGAGCGTTCATGGGTTGAACACCACAGACATCATACGCCATTAGGTTTGGCATGGCACGACGAACGAGCGAGATGAGAACTGGATCGAAACCAGCAACCTTGTTAAAGGCACCACTGGTGTCCGCTCCTAGACCTGCAAGACCTGCACCACCTGAGTTAGTGGGTGCCGCCTCACGAAGATACTGCTCTTGGTTCTCTAAGAGAATAGCAGTGACGTTTTTCCGATAGTCATCAGAAATTGTGGGCATATCAGTGTGTTCGAGAACGGGTGCCCACTTCTTTCTGAGTTGTTCGGTAACAAATTCTGTCTTTTCCATTGTAGTTTCTCCTTGAATATGGAAATTAAATACCGTTTAATCAACCCTTGAAATTGGTCTGCTTTTCTACGCGAGCAGATCGGGTTAGCATATCAGAATAGAACTTCATGGGACCGTCTAGTGAGGGGGCGTGTTCCTCTGCGGACTCGTTAATGGGTTCACCCACAATTTCATTTGCAAGTTCATTGGTTTCTGAGACATTATTAAAATAGTTTTCACGAAGCACGGATAGTTTATCTCTAAACTGATCCTCAGATTCGTACTCTAGTCCCTCTGCGAGAGACTGTAGTTTTTCGGTTTCGGTCTCGGTTAGACCCTCGGCAACTTCATTGAAGACATTGATGCAACGAGAGACCATAGCGTCCTTGTTGAGTTCAGTGTTCTTCTGAAATTGCTCGTCGAGTTTAGTTTCAAGACCAGTGATCTTTTCATAAAGACCTTCGATAAGATCATACTTGTCATCAGGAACGCTGATGTAGTGATCCTCGAAAAGACCCTTAAGACCAGTCATGAAGGACTCAGCAATATCACCCTTGAGACCACGCTCAATGGCAAGTTCATTTTCCTTCATCCATTCTTCAACAACATAGGAGAGATAGTCATCCATCTTACTGGATAGTTCTTCACGGAACTCTTCCTTATCTTCCTCTAGTTGAGCAGCAGACTCTGCTTCGATTTCTTCACGAAGTGTTTCAACTCGCATGCTAATAGCAGACTCGAAAATAACCGATGCCTTCTCTTTGAAGTCTTCGGTGAGTTCTTCGCCAGTAAAGAGAGCGTCGAGATCTTCCTTCATGGAAGGTTTTTCGATCTTACCTGAAGCAGCAGATGGTTTGGGTTTACCAGCATCAACCTTCTTCATGCTCTTTGCTTTCTTGAGAGTTTCAAGATCGCCTTCCATTTCAGCACGGGATGCGTCTGGTTTACTATCAAGACCCTTCTTCTTGAGTTCGGCGGGGACAGCGGTTTCGTCGAGTTCATCCTCGTCGTCATCATCGTCATCATCATCATCGTCGTCATCGTCATCTTCTTCTTTGACGGACTTCTTTTCTTCGAGATCTTCTTCGGACTCTTCGTCCATCTTCATCTCGTACTTGATGCCTTCCTTCGCCATCATCTCTTTCATTTCTTTGTAGGACATTGCTTCCATTTTGTCCATCATTTCGGCAATTTCTTCTTTAGAAGCGTCGTTGTCGGACATTTCCTTCATCATTGCTTCTTTCATTGCTGCCATTTCCATTTTCATTTCCTTGGCATCCATTTTCATTTCGTTGGTCGAAGACTTGCCTTCTAGAATTGCCTTCGCTGTTTCAATTGGGTCTTTACGAGTCATTATCTGCTCCTTATTAACTCTTTGATATCTATAATTAAATTAACTTTGACAGGAAATCAGCGAAGGCATACAACTTCGCTTCTTGAATCTCACTTCGAGTCGATGCTTTTTGAATCCTGTCACGATACGATTCAATGTGTCTGGGTTCAAGAACTCCGTTGTTCCAAACCCACTCTGTGCCTTCCATGACTCCTTCAACAAATGCGTTGGGAGCAGATGGGTCAGCGACAATATCTACTGCGGCAAGCATGAAGTCATCTTGGACTTCGTTTACGCCGTCTACGTTTTTAAGAGAACCCATTCCACGGGAGGAAACGCCAATCTTAACGCCCTCGTCGATCAGGTTCTTTACAATTTTACCATATGGTGTATCAAGAATCTTTGCCTTACCGGTAATGTTGTTGCCGTCAGTCTTAAGTTCCTTGATGATGTGAGAGACTCTTTCAAGATTAACGGTTGGACCATCGGGGTGACCTAGTTCACCCATTCCTCGGTTTTTGGAAACAAAGTCTTCGTTATAACGCTTGACTTCATTAAAAAGAATCTTCTGAGGATAGACACGACCATTACGGTTCTTCTTATCTGCCTCCATAAAGATACCTTCAATATGATATTCTTTAGAACCATCGGTTCCTTCTGTGATCAAGTTGACGTTATCATTTACTTCGGTGATTAATAGCATTGGTTTACTTTTTCATCCTCTTGGCAACAGAACTCGCCGCAGCACCTACCGCTGCTTTTGCGACTTTTCTTGCTGTCTTTGATTTTGCAACCTTGGCACCAACTTTGATGGCAGCACCAGCGATTTCATCTAGTTCATCTTCGTCATAATCCTCGACGGTATATTCTTTACCATCAACATTGAAGGTTGACTTGCCTTCTTTGCGAGCAGTGCGAAGTGCTTTGCTAAATTCGTTGCCTTCTTCGATTTCAGTCTCTTCGTTCTTTTCGCCTTTATAATTCTTGTCAACGTAATCGAAGAACTTCTTCTTCTCTTCTTCTGATTTGAGATCAGCAGGAGACGAGATACCAAACTTCTTCATTGCTTTCTTAAAGAATGCTTCATACTCTTTTTTACTACCCTCTTCAACCTCATCACAATCTTCACACACACCAACGAGATTATCGCCAAGTGACTGTTTTCTCTCCTCTAAGGAGTCAGCGATTTTATTGAGCATGATATCGCTGATACCCTCACGGGCATCGTTGAGTTTTCCATTTTCAATCGCTCGTAAAATAGTTTCCGTTTCCATCAATAGATTCCTTTTCTAATTCTGTCGAGAAAAAAGTCCATCGTATCCTGATATGAAGTCACGCTGTCAGATATACGTCGTAAAAACTTAATACCGTTCTGATTATTTAGCAGATTTAGTATTTCTAAGGCATCCGTTGCCTCCATAACGGTTATTACTTTTTCTTCTCCGTTACTAAATGTAATTATATTGGGTCGTTCAGAGTCAACTATGGACTGAAATGACTCAGTAATTTTTTCGTGTTCCAACTCTTTATTGAGTTCTTCTTCTTTTGCGGCGGTTTCTTCAGCATTTTTTTCGTCTTCCTTTGCCGCAGCAGCAGCATCATCATCCGCCTGTTTTTTCTGGTTTGCCTTGTCGAAAGAACCGTCTTTAATATATCGTTGTGTTTCCTTCTCCGCTTGTCTTGCGGTGGTGAAAACTTCATATCTTTCTCCGTCGATATATGAAATGGTCGGGGCGTTTTGTCCTATGCCAATCTTTTTAAGAATTATTTCATGGTCACCAAAGTTATATCTCTTAAAGAAATACTCTTTAGACACCATTTCGGGGGGTTGGAGTAGTGGATCTTCAAGTGTTCCTGTTGGATCTTCACCCTCTTCCTCAAAGATGTTTAGAATTTCTCTGTCCTTTGTGTTCAATCTAGACTTAATAATTTTATACATCGCCAAACGAACTTCTTCGTCTACCGAAACTATGTCATTATTTTCAATTAAGTCTAAAATAAATCGCATTAGAATCCTCCCGAATCCTTGATCAACCCAAGTTCGCGTTCTTTGGTGATCTGTTTATCTTGTAGTTTAATATCTTTATCACTTTGTCTGAGGATGTTCTTTCTCACCCATTCTCTAGAGTAATAATCACCAATGTGTTCTTGTAGAGAACTAATGATGTCCATCCTTTCTGAAAGAATCTCATACTCTTTTAGTTCTGTGAAGTATGAGTCTGTGACATATTCATCTT